GGGCTGGTCAGAGATCGACGTCAACGGCTTTATCGAGAAGTCTGGCTTTTGTTGGCTGACTCTGGGCAACATCGACTCGGGCGACAACGCCTACTACTTCTTCGCATCTCAAGACGCCGCGACCTTCGCGACGTTCGACGGGCCGGTCAACGAGTTCGTCGAATCTGTCACGCGGGTCGACTTGTCTGGCGCTGGCACGATTCAGTTCGTCGATGGCGGTGGCGGCAACGATCAGCTAAACCGTGGCAGCGGCTCGTGGATCACTGACGGCTTTGAGGTGGGCGACTATGTTTTCATTCAGAACGCAGAAGACGCCGGCAACGATGGCAGCTTCGAGGTGCTTGCGGTTACTGCGACCGACCTCGATGTCGCGACTGCGAGCTTCACCGCGAACGCTGACGACACGACCGCGATCGTCGCAATCGACCGGCGGCCTGTAGCATTCACGACCCGAGTCAGAATTTTTGGGAAGACTTACGACCAGTCTTCCTCGACTGACATTGGTGTAACGACCCTAACGAATCAGGTGTACCGATTCCCGCTCTCTGAGGCGGCTGACGCTGTCGTCGTAGACCTGGCGAACGCTGAGACATCAGGCAACATCGCGACGCTGTTGACGAATATCAGCGGCACGCCGATCGCACCCTACAACGATATGGCGATAGGTTACTTCAGTTCGTCTTTCACGCGGTCTGGCTTCGTGGCGGTGGGTGGCGATACACCGAGCCCTGGCGACACTCAATTCGGCGTTCTGATCGAGGCAGACGCTTCTGCCGGCGGCGCAGCATCGGCCGAGCAGGTCTATGCGTTCGTTCAGGCGACGATTCAAGAAAACAACGATATCAACGACCCAGACGGCAGAATCACCGGCGAGGCGGCGACAGTCGTCAACGGCCTGCTCGCAGAGCCTCTCGTCTCTCTGGCGTCTACCGGCAACACCATCTCGACGCTCGCGCAAAACGCTAACCCGGCGGGCGGTGGTACTGGTGTCGCCATCGACAATTTTGACTCGAACGACACGAACAGGATTGTCATGGTTGACGACGACGGCGACTCTCGAACGTTCCCGTTCGTGGCAGCCGGCTCGATCGAATTCAACGCCAACCTTTCGACCGACGTCGACGCGGTTTATCGCATGTTCTTCACGAACGACGACGCAGGCGACAACACTGGCCGCGACTTCAACACGATCGGCGCGATTACTGTGCAGGACAATTCAGGTCCGACCGACATCGCCGGAAGCGTGCCTCAGTCAGCGGGCGGGTCTTCGCAGGCCTTTGATTTTGACTATGACGGCAACCTGCAGCGCGGTACTGGCTCAGATGGAACCGACGCACCGATCACGATCGTCGCGATCGGATTGAACGGAGCGCAGCACGTCATCGCGACAGGCACCATCACGAGAAACGTCGGCCAGACCTTCTCGCTTGTTGCGGCCCTTGAGCGAAACTACAGCAACCCGGCATAATGGTAAGCATCGAGTACGTCGTAAGTAGCAACGCATGGGCTGAGGGCGCATGGGCGGAAGTTCTGACCGCCTTCGCTCTTCGTCATAACGTAGCTCAGTCGGGCGACGAGCGCGTGCTCGTTCAGCCAAAGAAAGGAAAATGGGTGCAGGGCGATACAGCTCTGCCCGATTTTTCACATCCTGCTAATGTGGTGTATTGCTTTGGGCCTGATGACGGCCATCTGCCGCCAGAAGAAGAGGGTGAATATGATCACAAAATCTATATCCCACAGGTGTACGAACACGTCACTCTCTGGTCTCATCAAGCTGCCGCAATTGTCTTATATGACAGGGCGGTAAAAAATGGCGATTATTGACGGCAGAACCGTATTAGACACCGCTGAGGCAACGACAAACTGGGTCGACGATTCCGGCGGTTCTTTCCCTGGCGGCACGAATAGCGACACGGCGATCAAGGGCAATGTCTCGATAGCTGAGCGAGTCTCGAACTCGACGCTCGGCTTCTTTTTCGATGCCGGTTCTGCTCAGAACTGGGAAAACAACACTTTTTATTTTTGGTGGAACGTCTCAACCGCCGGCTTGCTCGATACTCTGGCGAACGGCGGCGTGCGTATGAGATTCTGCGGCGCGACGATCACCGACTACTTCGAAGTGCATCTCGCCGGCAGCGATACCTACTCGGGCGGCTGGACGATGTCGGTCGTGAGCATCGAAGAAGCTCGCACCGCTGCGGTCGCAGGCGACCCAAATACCGGCACTAGCGGCACGGTGCCGGCAACCTCGGCTATCAGGTACGCCGGCATTTACTTTGATATGGCTAACATGGTATCTGGTAACGTCGACAACTGTTTCGTCGACCATTGCTGGCGCTTGCCGCAGAATACGCCAGGCATACGGGTCGAGGGCGAGAACACCGGCTCGACTCCCTGGACGTGGGCCGACTTGGTCGACGCCGCCGACCCTGGCGACACAACAAAAGCCTGGGGCACAGTATTCAGGCGCGATGGTGTTGTATTCGTTAACACGCCTATACAGTTTGGAACCGACGACGCCACGAACGCGACAGACGACTTCGTTGACTCGAACGAAGTTGTGTTCTGGGAAGACCAAAGAGTGCCTGACGACTTTTATGAGCTGACTATACTAGGGGCGTCGGGGGGCAGTGCGACCCAGAACTTTAGTCTCGGCTCTAGGTCAGGAGCCGGGGCGGCATCAACCGGCTCGCAGGGCGGCGTAATTGGTGCGCCGCTGACCGGCTTCGCTCCCCGATGGAACCTGACAATGGTCGACGCCGACATCGACGTCGCCGAGCTTCTTGGCGTGACGCTGTTGCACACAAACGTCATTGACATGGGCAACAACAACGCAGAGATCAGATCGTGCACCATCGGCGACGGCACGCTCATCTACCATTCTGGCGGCTCGTCTGCCGGCGCTGGCACTGGCGATTTCAGCCGCAATACAGTATTCGACTCAAACACCGCCGACGGCGTCGCGCTGATCGAGACAGAAGACCCGAGCGGCATTGTGAATAACGTCTTCACGTTCTCCGACGGTCACGCGATTGAGATAACGACGCTCGGCGTTGACACCGCCTTCACGTTCACCGGCAACATCTTCAACGGGTACGGCGGCACCGACGGCGACAACCTTGTGAGCAGCTCAGGCTCGAACGACGCCGAAGTCTTCAACGACTCGGGTCGCGAGGTTACCTTCAATATCGGCGGCGGCGGAACAACCATCGCCGCACGCAACGGCATAAGCGCGACGACTATCGTCAACAACAACGTCTCGATCACGCTGACCGGCATGCGCGACAACACCGAGGTCAGAGTATGCTCTCTAGCTGGCGATGAGCTGGCGGGCATTGAGAACGCGACAGCGGGCACCCCTGACAATCGCGAGTTCACGTTCGCGCTCGCAGCCGGCACGATTGTCGACATCACTGTCTTCAATATCAACTGGATTCTGCCGCCTAACAATCGCATAGAAGACTTTACAATACCGGCTACCGACGGCTCGATTCCGATCTCGCAGGTCACAGATAGGAATGTAATTTAATGGCCTTCTTTGACGGCGTAAACAAGCTGGTTATTCTCGACGCACCGACCGCGAGCGTCTTGAACGTGCTCGTGCAGCGCGACCTGTACTCGGAGGCTAAAGTCTGGGCGAAGGGTGAGATCGACTTCGCGACTGACACCGACGTCAACGGGTCGACCGAGCGCATCACGTTCGTCGACCACGGCCTGCACGACGGGCAGCGCGTCGTCTATTCGAGCCAGGGCGGGTCTGACGCGATCGGCCTGACCGACGGCACGGCCTACTTCGTCAGATACATCGACCGCGACACGCTCGAAGTCTATGACACCGAAGCGAACGCCAACGCGGGGCCGAGCACGACTGGCCGGCAAGACTTGACCGCTGGCACTGGCGAGACGCATCGCCTGCAGGCAGATAACACAAAATGGCCGTTCCCATTCAGGACGGTCGGCGGAGACCCATTGGGCGGCGGCGTTACGGCTGGCGCGTATTTCTTCTTGCAGAATCAGGACGGCTGGAGAATCATCTCGACCGACCAAGACCAAACGATCAACTATTCGGGCAACCTTGTCGCAGAAGACCCGACCTTGCCGATCGTCACTGCCAGGGCTGGGCGCACGGTTCTGCACCTTGGTCTTCAGCCTGTAACGCAGGGCACTGACGATATCCTCTCGCTTGTGTCTGAAGTTTACGGTCACGTTCAACGCGAAGTATTCGTTAACACCGAACTCGCCAGCGACGGCGACGGCAGCCAGCAGAGCCCATTTAACAACTTCACCTCGGCGGCAGACTATGCCGAGGCGAACGGCTTGCTGAGCATCGTACTGCTCGCAGACGCGAACCTAGACCGCAACATGCGCAACTTCACCTTCAGGGGCATCGGACACCCGAAGCTAGACTTCAGCGACTTCGATGGCGACAAATCTGACTTTTACAACTTGAGGCTGGCCGGCACGATCGCACTCGTCGGCGGCGACGCGGCAAACATTAGAGTAACGGCGTGCACGCTTGAGAATAACTTAAAGAACATAGGCGGCAACCTCATTACTTGCGGCTTTAACGGCGACCTGACCTTCGGTAACAACGCATCGGTCAAGATGGTCGATTGCTTCTCTTCGATTGGTGGTTCCGGCCGGCCGACGACCTCAATCGGCACGGCGAGCAACTGGTCAATCAGAAGCTACAGAGGCGGCCTAACTATTAAGGATCAGGCCGACGCGCTCACCGAGGGCACTGTCTCGATGTCAGAAGGCAAGCTCACGCTCGCAGCAACCTGCACGGCTGGCACGATCTCAGTGCGCGGCCAGTCTCAATTCACCGACTTATCTGCAGGCTCGACCATTGACGAGACCGGGCACGTCGACACCGAAGACTTGAGGCTCATGAAGGCGCTCATCGCAAACCGCGTCGAGCTGGTAGACATAGGCGGCGGCCAGGTTCGCATTGACGCATACGACGACGACAGCACAACAGTCATTCGGCAGCTCGTACTGAACTCGGGCGAAACGTCGAGGACGGTATTATAATGGCGACGCTCAAGCCCTTATTTTTTGGTGGTGGTGATCCTAACGGCGGAGGGCCGACAACCGTGACAGTCGTAGTTAATGGCGTGGTTAAAAATGCAAGCCTTTCTGCTAGTATCGCTCGTTCAGGTATAAGCGGCACCGTCGGCAAGCGCGGCATCACTGCGCAACTGGGCAAGAGAGGCATCACCGGGCGAATTAGCGACACCCTACAGGGCACGCTCGGAAATCAGAACTTAGACGGAGACCTGAAATAATGGCAACCACAACCGACCCGATCGGCAGGGCCGAAGAGTGCGACATCGAGGTTTATGAGGACGACACCGAAGACTTCGTCGTCACATTGCTCGATGACACTGGCGCGGCTGCGGCTGTCGAAAACTGGACCGCGACGCTCGTCGTCTCTGACACAAAAGGCGGCGCAGGCACCGCTGCCGGCGTGAACACTTACACCGGGACAGCGCCGGCCGTATCTGCGAACGGCGAGATCGCGATCGACATGAACCTCTTCGACCTACCGACCGGCAGCTACTTCTACCAGATCAGAACGGTCGACACCGTGACCGCCGACTCGCCAGGGAAGACGCGGTTCTTCGGCAAGTTCAAAGTATTAGCGAGGTCTATATAACATGGCTTTCACAGTACAAGACGACACCGGGCTCATCGTCGACGCGAACGCATACATCAACGTCGCGTTTTTCGACGCCTACTTCACCGACCTCAACAATGAGACGGCGATCGACGCCGAGGTCGCAGACAAGCAGGCGGCCATCATTGAGGCGACCCAGTACATCGACGACCGATTCACGTACAAGGGCTGCCCGCTCAATAGCGTGGCAGATGGTCAGAATACGCAGTTTCCGCGCTCTGACTTGTACGACGGGCGCGGCGACCTCGTTGAAGGGCTACCGCTGCGCCTACAGCAAGCGACGGCCGAGTACGCTCTCAGGGCGCTCTCGGGCGCATTGCTGCCCGATCCCGAACGGGCAGACAATGGCGGCCAGGTGATTCTGCAGAGAGACCGCGTCGAAGGCGCTGTCGAGACAGAGACCCGCTACGCTGAAGGTGTCAATCAGGGCGCGCTGCGGCCATTCCCGAAAGCCGACCGATTGCTTCAGCAGTACACGAGCGGGACGCCTGGCGGTTCGCAAAGTTTTCTTGACAGAGCATAAATAAATGGCCGGCATTGACTACGCCAAGTTTGAGACCCTCGCCGACAATCTGCTCGGCGGTGCTGGGCGCTCGATCACGATCAAGACGCGGGGCGCGACGGTCGACCCTGCGAAACCTTGGGACGGCGCAAGCTCGACCGGCGGCTCTTCTCAGGTATTGACAGGCCTCTTTTTAGAGTACAATCGGCGCGAGATCGACGGCACAAAGATACAGGCGCACGACAAGCGCATGCTCGTCGCGGCCAAGCAGGTCACGCTTGACATCAACAACGCGAGCCGAGTCACTGACGGCTCGGTCGATTATCAGGTCGTCGGGCCGGTTCGCACCGTTCAGCCCGGCGGTACACCATTACTTTATGAATTGCAATTGAGGGCGTAATATGCCTACACTAGAGCAAGTCGAAGACAGTTTGAGCGCAGCATTCGCTGCGGCAGTGTCGCCGCTCCCTGTTGCATGGGGTAATGTAGAGTTTGACACTGAAGGCATCGCTGAATGGCTTCGCTTTGACGTGCAATACAACGGCGGCACGAACCCCGAGCTGAATGGCAAATCTTTTCGAAGGTTTGGTATACTCTCGGTGCAAATCTTCGTGGCTGCAACGACTGGGAAGAGAAGAGCCAGACAGATCGCTGAGACGGTACTCGCCACGTTTGAAGGGCAGACCATTGGCGGCGTCAGGCTGAGAAACGTCGGACCAACAGACGTCGGCGTCTCTGATGCTTGGTATCAGATGAACGTCACGGCTCAGTTCGAATTTGACCAGATACGCTAACGTGAGGCACCACAAAAATAGCTGACACCAACGCAACCCGGCTCGGGTTTATCCGCGAGGTTACGGCGGGAGTCATCCCGGCGTCTCCTGCTTTCACACGACTGCGCTATACCGGCGCGCCAGACCTCGGACAGACGCCGAACACTGTCGAATCTGAAGAGATTCTCGACAGCGGCGAATTGACCGACACCGCACTCGTCTCGATTGACATCGGCGGCAGCATCAACCTTGAACTCTCGCATGAGAGTTATGACAACCTGCTCGAAGGCGCGATGCGCGGAACCTATCAAGCAAAGCGCGGCGAGAAAGATCAGCCGACGCACGGCTTAAATATCACAGCACCGAACACGATCGCATGCAGCACGACGGCGGGCATCGCTGTCGGCGACATCATCTACCTAGACGGATACGCGAACTCAGCGAACGCCGGCGTCTTTGAAGTGTCTGTAGTAACACTTGACACCGACTACGAAGTCACGCTCGTCGGCGGCGGCGCTGCCGGTCTGGTGACTGAGACCGCACCGGCAGGCGCGACCGTTCATCAAGTAGGATTCACTGCAGCCGCGACCGAAATCTCTGGCTCTGCACCAACGAGCGGCCAGGCGACGCTGACCTTCTCAGGTGCAGCGCCCGACCTGACGACTCTGAGTCTCGAAGCTGGCGACTATATTCAGATCACTGGCTGGGATGTCAACGCAGCGAACGACGGCTTCTACCGCATCGTCAGCGTCGACAGCTCGACCGTTCTGACGGTTGACCAGTTACCGACCGGCTACGCCATAGACAACGGCACCGGCGGCGACTTCGTCGTCTACCTGGGCGAGCGTCTCGCGAATTCGAGCGACCGATTCACGTACACCATTCAAGAGGTGTTCACCGACATCGGCACCGATCCGAACTTCACGCGCCAGGTTCTCTCAGGCATGGGTGTCAATCAGTTCACGCTGAACGTCGAGGCCGAGTCGCTGATCACTGGCTCGATGAGTTTCGTCGGCGAGACCGCCAAGTACGACACCGCGCCCGAGTCTGGCGAGACCTTCGTCGACCCCTTCACCACGACCCCGCTCAACTCTTCGAGCGACGTGGCGCGCATCTTCGAAGCTGGCGCGACAGTTGAGTCCGTTGGCTGCGTTCAGAGCATGAGCGTCGAGATCAACAACAACCTCGAAAAACGGCCTTGTGTTGGCAAGGTGGGCGGCGACGGCTTCAGACGCGGCACGTACAGCGTGAGCGGCAGCCTGACGACCTATTTCGACGACAAGTCTCAGGTCGAGAAGGTGATCTCTCAAGAAGAGACCAGCCTCTCGCTGGGCTTCAAAGATACCGCGTCTCGCGGAATCTTGATCGACATGCCTCGCGTCAAGCTGACCGAAGGCGGGCCTTCTGTGCCTGGTCGGAACGACGACGTCATTGCTCAGCTCGCCTATACAGCGCTGCGCAGCCAGACATTCGGTTACACGACCAAGCTCATGCGGTTCTGGGCTCTAGTCTAAAATGGCTAGCCTGGAAGAGTTCGCTCGGCGTATTCGCCGGCGAGGCGATCAAGTCGAGGACGGCACGGAGAAATTGCTACGCAAGACCTTCGTCGCCGTCGGCGCGGCTGTTGTGCCTGCGACCCCGGTCGATACTGGCCGGGCTCGCGGCGCATGGCTGCCAGGCGTGAACGCAAACCCCGGCGGCGAAGGTTCGCCCGACCCGTCAGGTCAGACAGCAATCGCAAGCATCACGTCAACCGGAGGTCAGTTAAGGCTGAATCAGGTCGGCGTGATCGCGAACAACGTGCCCTATATTGGGCGGTTGAATGAGGGTAGCTCTAAACAAGCGCCTGCTAACTTTGTTCAGAAAGCAGCTCAAACGGGGCAAAGAACCGCGCAGAGCACACGCATTCTGAAACGATAAACAAATCAACGAACGGTAACGGGAGATGTTACAAAATGGGTTTATATCAAGAATATGAAACCGACGTACAGGCTGAGAACGAAGGCGTATATCACACTTTCAAGGGCGGCTTCAAGCTGAGGCTCGCGAGAGCTGGCGGCGGCAATATCGCCTACATGAAGGCGCTCGCAGATCGAGCTGACCAGCTTCAGAATATGACACGGCAAGAGCTGGCGCAGTCTGGCTTCATGGCTGAGATTTACGCCGAGGCTGTCGTCACCGCGATCGAAGACCCCGACGGCAACTTCGTCGACCGAGAGGGCGAAGCGATCGAGGTCGGAAGTGAGGCGCTCGTGAAGGCGTTCAGAGACCTGCCTGAGTTCTGGCTTGAGTGTCAGACCTATGCGACCGACAAGGAATACTACCGGCCGCTAGACGAAGAGACGACGGCAAAAAAGTAAGCGCCTGGCTTGAGTGGTCTCTCGATGCTGAGAAGTGGCGAAAGATCATCGAACAATTCGAGAAGATGGGCAGGCCGCCCCCTGAGTCGGCGTCCGAGCCTGATCTCGCGCCGGGCGACATGATCTACCTGCGGGCTTTTCTCGACCTGCAGCATGACCGGGCAGGTGACTCGATCACATGGTCGGCAATTGATCGCTACGCTCGGCGGTACGGATTCGAGAGCGGGCAGTTCGAGAAGCTGCGAGAGACGATCTTCGAGGTCAACTCTCACCTGAACAAAGTGCTCAGAAAGAGGGCCGAAGAGGATAGAGAGCGGCAGAACAGGCTGAACCGATAAAGGGCAGGAATGGCTACCGAAAATATTGAGATCAGAGTACGCGCAGACGGGGCAAGAGAAGCCGGTCGCCGTATCGCCAACATCGGGCAGCAAGCAACTCGTGCAGCTCGTGGCGTCTCTGGCCTTGGCACTGCCATCGGGGCCGCCATCGGGGCGGCAGCGGTACGCTCAGCGGCTAGGACGGCCGACTCTTATACTCTGATTCAGAACAGGCTGCGACTGATCTCAAACGACAGTCAGAACCTTGCCGGGCTTACCGAGGCGGTCTTTGCTCAGGCGCAACGCACGCGCTCAGAGTACGAAGCGCAAGCGAGCCTGGTCTCACGTATTGCCCGAGCCTCTCGCGACCTGGGAGCGTCTCAGGGGGCCGTGTTGCAGGTATCTGAGGCGGTCGCTCAGTCGTTCGCCATCTCTGGCGCAAGTGTTCAGGAAACCAACGCCGCGAGTATTCAGCTCGGTCAGGCTCTCGCGTCTGGCACCCTACGCGGCGACGAACTTCGCTCTATCCTTGAGAACAACGCCAGGCTCTCGCAGACCATTGCAGACGGGCTCGGCGTGGGCGTGGGCGAACTTCGTGAGCTTGGCGCTGCCGGCAAAATCACTTCGAAGGCGGTCTTCGCGGCCATTCAAGAAGACGCTGAGCGGTTGAAGAGAGAGTTCGAGACCCTCGGTCCGACGTTCGAGCAGGGCTTGACACAGGCGCAGAACGCGTTGACGCAGATCGCAGGCGACCTTGAACTCGGCCAGACGCTCGGGCAGCTCGGCGTCGACTTCGCTCAGGCAATCGAAGACGCACGCATCGACATCATTGAATTCGTCGGCACCGCGAGAGGCTTCACCGCCTTCTTGTTTGGCGACATTGAGCAATTCGTCATTCAGATCAAGCTCGGGCTCAACACGATCGAGGGCGTGTTCGCCTCAATCGAAGCCGGCATTTCTGGGGCTCGCACCGAAGGCGGCCTGCTCGACGATGTTCTGAGAAGCGCAAGCGCTGCCAGCCAACAAGCGAACCAACAGATCGCAGAATTGCCGCAAGGTCTACGCGAGGCTGCCAGACTGGTCGCTTCGCCGTATCTTGTTGCAGTCGACGCGATCAGCGCGCTCGACGAAGGCACGCAGAGCGTCGAGTCTTCGACAGACAACGTCAAGACGCTCGCCGAAGAGCGCCTGCAGCTTGAGCAAGACCTGATTGACGCAGGGATCAGGCAAGAAGAGCTGGCGAAAAAGCAGACGCAAGAGCTGCTCGATCAAGTCGCAGCTATCAGAGCAGCGAAAGCCGAGGCGGCGAAGATCGAGGAAGACGACTCGAAGATCGACCTGAGCGTCGAGTTCGAAGACGACGAGATCGACTTCGCTCAAGACCTGATCGACGACCTCAATGAAGGCACAACCAAAGCAAAAGAGCTTGAGATCATACTAAGGCAAGCTCTCGGCCTTCAAGAGCGCGGCCTCTTCACGACATTCGCAGAGAACGAAGAAAAGGCCAGCGATCTGCAGCGTGCTATCGAAGAGATACAGGCCGAGCTGTTCAGCATTCAAGGCGGCGACGAGGCGCTCGACATCTTCGAGGGCACGCGCACCGAGATCGAGAACTTGCAGGCCGAGATCATACGCACCAAAGAACTCGCGGCTGGCGGATTCTTTGCGGGCACTGGCGACGATCAAGGCATCGAGACGATTCGCCGACTGCAAGAAGAACTGCGAGGCTTGCAAGGTGGCGACGAAGCCGAGAGCTTCGTCGAGCGCACCCGCACCGAGGTCGAGCAGCTTGAGACCGACATCGCTCGCGTCAAAGAGCTGGCCGCTGGCGGCTTCTTTGGCGAAGGCGAAGACCTTATTGTTCTTGAGCGACTCAACGAAGACCTAGAAGAGGCGAGGAACAACGCCGACGAGACCTTTAAGGCGATGGAAGAATTCGGCAAGCAGGCCGCTCGTAACATGCAAGACGCGCTGGCTGATTTTTTCTTCGACCCATTTCAAGACGGGCTCGACGGCGCGCTTCGTAGCTTTATCGACACTATCCGCAGGATGGTCTCCGAGCTGCTCGCTCAGAAGGCGCTGCAGGCTTTGTTCAGCAGCTTCGACGGCACCGGCGGCGTGTTTGGCTCGATCGCTGGCGCGCTTGCCGGTAACGCGATGGGCGGCACAGTGCGGGCTGGCGACACTCGCCTCGTAGGCGAACGCGGCCCTGAGCTGGTAAACTTCAATCGGCCCGGCCAGGTTTCTACTGCAACCGAGACGGCTGGCGGCATGCAGCAAGCGGCCGCGCCGATCGTCATCGTTGAGCAAGACCCGCAAGCGATCGTCTCGGCAATGGGGACGGCTGCAGGGCGGTCGGAAATTTTTAAAGCAGTACAAGCAGACGCGGCTCAGTTCCGCCAGGTTCTCGGAGTACCCTCATAATGGCACACGCGACTTTATGGTCAAATGACAACAACGGCTTCATCCGTCAGCTTCGCTCGTTTCTGAAAGATGCGCCGCGAGTAAATCGAGGTGCAGGCAATAATCACGACGACATCTTGAACCTCGGCGTCGACTACACGCTCGCGGCAAGCGGCGCTCGACCGGCTGGTGACATTATGCACATCGCGCCCGAGGTCGGATGCCCCAGATCAACATACCGAGCGACCTGCGTCGTCGGTACGGCTGCCGGCGGGGCGTATCAGGCAGAGATCAACGACACCGTCACCTTCAACACGGCGGCGCGCACCATCACGTCAGACGCGGGCAACGACTGGTCGACGGCTGGGGTCGTGGCTGGTGACCTGATTCGAATCGAGAACGCAGCTACCGCTGGCAACAACGGCGTATTCAGAGTCTTGTCAATCACAAACGGCGGCGCGACGAACGACGTCATCACGCTCAACACTCTCGACTCGCTCGCTGCGTCTGACGCTGCCGACGCGATCGACGTCACGCATATAACTGGCGGCTCGATCTTTGACGTGAGAGAAGACCAGCCGGGCGGCAACAATCACATCGGCTGGCTGACCGACGACGTTGAGTTCATGGCGAAAGACGGCACGATCTGGCTGCAGCTTCGGTCGGGCGGCTCTTGGGCGGTCAACGATTATGCCGAGTTCACGCTTGAGCGCGGCTCTTTTTCTCTGCACGACGCTCTGGCTGTCGAGCGCACGGTCGACCTGAATGAGAACGGCGCGTCGGCCGACACCATCACGCGCACCGACTACGGCGGCAACTTCATCGCCGACGGCTTTGTCAATGGCGAGCTGGTCGAGGTCTCTGGCTCTGCCGGCGAGGATGGCGTTTATACGATCACCGGGCTCACTGCGAAAACGATCACGATCAACATCGGCGACTTTACTGCCAGCGAGCTGGGCGTGACCGTAACGCTCACCCCGCGCAAGTCTGTCACCGTGAACTTCGACGACGCCGACGCAGGCTTCAGCAACAAACCGACCATCATCAGAACAGCGGGCTCGTGGATTGACGACGGCTTCTCGCCTGGCGGCATTATCGAGATCGCTGACGCGGCAAGCGGCGCGAACAACGGCTACTTCGAGATCGAGTCGATCGACACCGAGACGGTCACCAACGACGTGCTTGTTCTTGTTGACGCTGTCGTCGATGACACGAGCGACGTCATCACCGTCACGCCGCGCAACAGCATCTTGCAGAAGTGGGACGAGCACCGCTACATCTGGGGCGCTTCATCTGGGTCGCCAAACACGCTACAGACGCTTGACAGCGGAGAGCTGCCGCCGATTCCAAATTCCGACGGCAACTACACGTCAGAATGGATCGGGATAGGGCCGGGCAACGACCCGATAAACAACCCGCAGACGATTTACTGCGGCTGGCAGACTGAATTCTCTGGCACAACCGCGCAGAACGTCGAGATGAGAGTCTTCGACGCCGTCTCTGATTCTAGCTTCGGTTCGCTGGGTAACGCTTCTGAGCCGGTTTACATGTACCTCACGCTGAGCCCGAGCATGGAGACCTTCATGGTCGCAGATGGCGAGACGGTCACCGGCTTCTTAGACGTGAACACCTCGGTCACCGAATGGTTCTATCTCGGCTTTGGCCGGGTTCACGGCACGCAGAACCAGCACCCCAGACCTATGTTCCTTGGCGGCGCTGCGTGGAGCGGCTCATTCAACAGAGCTAGCAGTGGTATTGAGATAGAGTTCTTCGTGAGCGGATATGCGGAAAGCGGGACGCTGTCAAGCTCCGACCCGAAGACAAGGTCGTCGTGCTGGCATCGCTGGGTCGACGGTCAATACTTTGCTGTGCACAATGTTGTCTCGTCTCAAGGCGTTCAGACAAGTGCGCCCGGCGACACGACCGTTGAGATGTTTACCTTGCCTTATGTGGGCGTGCCCGACACCGGCAACCCCGGCCCGAATGTAAGTATATCTCATGCCGAGGGCGCTCAAGAATTCACGCCATCGACGGGCACGGCGTTAAACAACCCGAACAACATGTACGCCTTCGTCAACGCGATGAGACCGACGCCGACAACGGTCACGCCAAACCCGAACAGGCAATACCCGCTTCTGCCGATCACCGTGCTCATGAAGAACCCCGACGAGAACGTCGTCGCCGACTTTAAGTTCGTTTATTATATACCGGGCAACGGCCAGGCGACGAAGAACAGAATCAAACAGGGCGGATACACCTACATCGTCGGGCAGAATCACGAAAAGACAGGGCAGCACGACTTCGCAGCTCTGCGCATGGATTAAGAGAGGCTAGATATGCCAGTAGTAACAGCACCGGGCAGCGCACTCACGGATTCGGGCGAGCTGCTTGACTGGATCGTCAACGAGCTAACGACGAACTATCGCTTCACGACTTACCAAGATAACGCCGGTGCCGGCGTCGTTCGAGCGTATATTCTTGAGCGCCCGCAGGTCGAGACGTTTCACAATGACGCGCCTATGACTTTGTGGCTTGCTAATTCAGACAGCGGAACTGAGTCTGATGACTCGCTTGCTACTATCGCCGGCTCGATCTCGATGAACATGGCGGCCGTCACGGCTGCCAGTTTCCTCGAAGACGTTGCCTCTCAATCGGTCACCGTTGACTTCGTTGACGATGCCGGCTCGCAGGAGATCAGAGTCACGGCCGGCGACTTCTCAAGCTGGACAACTGCGGGTTTTAGTGTTGGCGACTTGGTAGTTGTAAGCAGCGCGGCAACGGCTGGCAATAACGGCACTTATGAGATTCAAAACATCTCGACAACCTCGGTCGCTGGCGACTCTCTCGAAATTCTTGAAATCGCAAACGGCGGCCCGAAAGACATCGCAGCCTTCGACACTGGCGACGTGATAAGCGTAGTTGGTCAATACAAAGTCGAGGGAATTAACGGTAGGTCCGACACTAGCGGCTTTATGAACCTTCCAAGAAATGACGACCTTTGGGAGCCTACTTCGATGAGCGGCACCGGCCCCGACTTTTACCCGTACACGTCGGCGCAACTCTTGATCAGTCAAGACGCTGACCTTGCGAGCCCGACCGAGCCGCTGCACTTCATTTTGATACTTGAGACATCGCCCGGCGTTTATCGTCAGATGAGCTTCGGCGAGGTGGTCAAGCTGGTCGATTGGGTTGGCGGGCACTACTTCTCTGGCAGCTACTTTAACGAGTCGCAGGCGATCGACGCGAACGGCTTTGCCTGGAATCAGGGCGCGCACAACAATGTCTGGGATTACACCCTTTCGGCCGCAAACCCTGGCGGTTTGTGGCAAAGCGATTGGGTCAATGTGGGCGACACACAAGCCAACACGGCCGGGCGCGGCTGGCTCAGATTCGGGGCACAAGGCTCTGTCAGTCTTGACGCGCCGACGCACTACAACGCAGCCATCTACCCGCACCACAACGGCGCAGGCGGCTACCTGATCGGCTTCTCCCCGTCTGCCTTTAGCGGCCAGTCTGAGGCTTACCCGCTGACAGTCTTCGGCACGTATAACACGAATTCCTACACGGGCACCCAGCCAGAGCATGCGCCGATGGCGATCATTCCTGACGTATTCGTTGCCGACATCACTAACCTTGATGCCGGCTCTGTCTTTCAAGACCCGAACACATCAGAGAAGTTTCTCGTAATACCGTTCTACACCAAAGCGGGCAGCGACAACGGCAGCACCGAGAAGTGGGGCTACCTGATCCGCAACCCTGACCTGACGGTCTAACAAGATGGCCGACAATCCCGGCATATTAGCGGCTGACCAAGGCTTCAACTTTTTGAGGCCGGGCGCTGTGCCGCTCACTTTTGTCGCGCCGATCACCGGCTACCATAAAGACCCTGATCGAGTACGCCTCGAAAAGCAGAGCGATCAAGAAGGCGTGCTTGTCAAGACGAGGCTGGCGAACAGAATCGGCCAGTCTCGGAACGACAACAACGGCATCTTAATTGAGGGCTGGTATGACTTGTTCTGGAAGAACAAGCTGCACATCATACCGACTGACGGCTACAACCTGGGCAACATCGTCACCGCTCAGCAGCGCACGGTCGAGATATACAACGCTGGCGAGACGTTCGACCAACAGCAAAAGCTGAACACCATCACCGAGAACAACGCCGACGGCTTCAGCTTTATCAGCGGGCCGACTGGCGTGCCTCTTTACATCGGCGCGCACGAGTCTTTTATCTATGTCTGGGAGGTGAGCGAAGACGGCCAGCCGGTTCTGAACATGACGCTCGACTTCGGCTTCGAGAGCGGCGTCGTGCTGACGAACTTCATCACCGGCAACCGACTCGTGCTGGTCGACTTCGAGCCACAAGCAGCATTCTCTGAGGTGCTTGAGTGGTACACCGACGTCATGGAAAAAGCGAACGGCTTAGAACAGCGCGTGTCGACCAGAGACGAGCGCACGAGAGCCTTCACGAGAAGCTACCATCTCAACGATGAAGAGGGCGTGCGGCTTGAGTCGCTGCTCTGGGGATGGCTTGAGCGCCAGGTCGGCGTGCCAGTATGGGAACAAGAGATAAACTTGACATCTGCAGCAGCGATCAGCGACACGACCATCAACACGACAGCGACGGCCGATCTAGGCTTCGTTGCCGGCGAGAACGCGGTCATCTGGACGCAAGAGGGCACCTTTGAGGCGGTAACAGTCTCGACTGTCAATGCCACCTCTCTCGACCTGCAAGCGCCTCTACTGCAAGCATGGCCCGCTGGGGCGCGTGTTTTCCCGCTCAAGACCGCCTACATGCGAGACGACGTTCAACAGAACCTATGGGTCGGCGATGGCTTGAGACGCTTCACAATCACTTATGATCTCACCGAAGACGTCAGCGACGCGAGTGAGGCAGGCTTCTCGACCTATCGCACCTTTCCAGTTTGGGAAGATGGTTTAACGCTGGGCGCAGAGTCTTACATGCGCACGATCAAGAAAAACATCATTCGAGCAAGGGCCGGCAAGTCGAACAAGAAGTTCGCGCAGTCGACCCGGCGTGAAGAGGCGACCAGTATGATCAGCGGCTTCACAATGTACGCCGAAGACGCTGCCGGCGTCAGACGCCTGCGTCAGTGGCTCGACGCTCGTCGCGGCCGTCAAAAGGCGTTCTGGCTGCCGTCGAGCAAGATCGACATGACCGTCGCAGAAGACGCTGGCGCGCCTGACACGCTGATCAAGGTCAATTTGATAGGATGGGACCGCTTTATAGAAAGCGCGCCAGGCTCGCGCAGAGACATTAGGATCGAGTACAATGACGGCTCGATTGACTACCGGCGCATCACTGGCAGCGTGCCTAATGGGGCGACCGGCGGCGAAGACCTGACAATCGACTCAAGCACGTCTCAAACATTTACGGCCGCCAACGTCGCGAAGATCAGCTTCATGCAGCTCGTGCGACAAGATAGCGACACGATAACAATCAGCCACGATCGCAAGAACGACATCGTCGTCAACGTCCCGCTGAAAGAGGTCAAAGAGTCATGACATTCGCGAGCGATGAAACATCAATACAAGACAGTCAACCCGTTGAGCTTTTCGCGTTTACGCTGGGCACGACTCTCGTCTCACTTACGAACGCCGACGAAGAGGTCACCATCGACGTGCGCACCTACCTGCCCGCTTCAATCAGTCGAGGGCAGCCGACCTATTCAGCAGAAAAGCCAGGCTCAGAGCTGCAAGTTCAGATCGCCATCGCAGACCCCAACGCAGCCGCCATCGTTCAGGCGTTCATACCTCGACCGCCGTCGGGCTTAACCTCTCTCGCAGTCATCCAAAGACAGCCGACAGGCGACCGGGGGTTCTGGTCTGGCAAGGTCGTCTCGTCGAACTACAACGACGAGATTCTCACTCTGCTCTGCAGGCCGCTGTCTGACATCAACAGCAAGGTGGCACCTCGCAGGGGCTACGGCATGCTCTGTCAGCACATGCTCTTCGACAACCGCTGCAAGGTCAACGTACTCGATCATCGAGAGATCGGTGCGGTCACTGCCATCTCGTCGGATGGCCTGACGTTCACCGTGCCGGGCATCGCTGCGCCGACCGTGCGCTACGACACCGGGCAGATACAGCTTGAGGGCGGCTTCGCTCAAGGCATGATCATCTCGCACTCGGGCGACGACTTTACTGTGCGCTATCCTATCCCAGAGATCGAGGTCGACTCGAACGTCGTCATCGTTGGCGGTTGCAACCGTGACACGACCGACTGCATCGCGTACAGTAACATCGCAAACTTCGGCGGCTTCCCGTACACGCCGGTCGACCGCAACCCCTTCGAAAAGGGCGTCGATAGGACATAGCAAAGCATGGAATTATTCACTTTATTTCTGATCAACGCCGCGCTCTTTGTCGCGGCCGAGCTTCTGCGACCGAAGCCCGAGATCGAAGACGCTGAGGCGACACCATTCGAAGAGGCTGCCTTTCCGTCAGTCGACCCGACCAAGAAAATACCGATTGTTCTCGGACGGGATACGATCAGATCACCGCACGTTGCTGACGTCACCGAATACAACACCGTGCCGATCACGAACAAGGTTAAGACCGGCCTATTCAGCAGCCAGCGCGTCACCGTAGGCTATCGCTACTTCGTCGGCATGCAGCTCATGATCTGCGTCGGGCCGGTCACGCTGCGCAAGATTTACTGGGACGACGACGAAATATGGTCGGGCACCGCTGCAGCTAACCCGAACGGCGTCGCGATCGACATCGACCTGCCCGACTACCTGGGCGGCCGAGAAGAGGGTGGTGGCCT